GTTTTAAATCTTCTATTAAACTCTTACCTAGATCCGTATCATAAATTGCTTTGTTTTTAGAAGCGGTGATAGTGTAAGTCTGCTTCTTTCTTCTGTTGTAATAATGTCTATCTTTTTTTACACCACGACCAGGTGGATATTTTCTAAATAGATCCTGCCAATCTCTTGGAGCATTAATTCTTAAATGTTTGTTTGGAAGAAATTTAGCTACAGCTTCACCATTATCATCATCTTCAAATTCTACTAATAATTGTCTGTTATTATATCCGGCCATATATCTTAACCAGATTTGACAAGATTTAGATGTTCTCTTGCCTAATCTATTATCTTTTTCAAATCCACCTTTACAATAATCCTCAATAACATCGTTGAGTGATTTACCTGCAGTTAATGTTGTGTCTGGTTTATCAACTAATCTCTTATTATTCTTTGCAGTTTCATTTGGATCTTTTGTCCAATAACCGGTTCTACTATCGGTGTGAGTTTTAACTAGCTTGCTTAAATAATCATCGCATTCTGTAGTGCCGAAAGTCTGTGAGTATTTTCCTATCCAATGCATATCGGCTCTACCACTAAACCAAAATCTTAAACAGAACACCTTATCCGTTTGTTTATCTTTTACTGTTCCTTTTAATATCTTTAGGACTAAACCTTTTTGATGACTATCTTTTGAGACTTTAAATGGAATAAATTTAAATCTCTTCTTGCCAAAATTGTAGTTTTCTTTCTTAACCTTATTGATCGTCTCATCTCTAAATCTGATCGGTTCAACCTTATCTCTAGTTTGCTTTATCTCAACTGTCTCTAGTGAAGTCTCTAGTATTTTTGTATCCATATTCCCTCCCTACATTAGTTAATTCTTTCTACCTAGGATTTTGGATCGTATCTAGTGTGAACTAGTGTGAGGTAGTGTGAGGTAGTGTGTCCCTCAAGTGCCTAATTTAAGCGCCTTTTTTCCCCAAGTAAATTCAGGAATACCAACGCTTATTCAAACAAACTCACACCAGAAACTTGATTTATCTCAAAAGTCTCTAGTCGTATCTCTAGTTTAGCTCGGATTATTATTGATTGCATTAACTTTATCGTTCATTTTGAGTCTATGGTTCGTACTATAAAAAGACTCTATTTCCTCACTTATAAGGGTGTGGATAAATAAGCTTATCTTCGTATTATGTTCTATTAAGACCTCGGAGACTGCGTCTCCTCGGTCAGCCTTCAAAGGAGGCTCAATTGAGATACGCTGTGCTATCGTTTATGGAGGAGCAATCCCCATATATAATTAGATGTATCTTATATCTTACCTTTAGTAGTTAGTTCTAGTCATAGCTAGTCGGTCAAAAACTAATTCAGAAAAAATATAATAAAAAAATTATAATAGAAAAAATATCACAAAAAAATATCACAAATAAAAAACCCTCTGACCTATGGGCATAGATCAAAGGGCTAAAGTGTTTTACTAATGAAACAGTATTATAGGCTCATGGATCACGGAAATCAACAGGGTCATTTTTTGCGTGCAGCTACTGCAGCTATTTATTATTTTTTAATCTCCAAATACTTTCTTGTATCTTGTCTTTGAATTGTGGCTCGCCGTGAGAGACAGAACGAGATCTTGATAGATCTACTTCCACCGATCCGTCATCATATGTCCCCATACTGTCATAACCCATAAATGGCTTTCTGACCGGGGATCTGGATTCATAACCATCATCTATATTAGGATAAGAAGTTCTTCTCATAGCAACAGGGCCACCATAATCTTTTAATGGTGTGAATTGTTTTTTTGAATCTTTCTCAGTATTTTTTAAAGCTGTCTTGAGTGCAGCATCATTAAGTTTGTTATATTCTAATTCATGTTCCTTATTTTTGAACTTTCCTTGAATTTTATTTAATACTGCCTGCTCTTTTTTTCTCTCGTTATATAAACGAAAAGCATCGTTGGGGTAATCGGCCTCAAAATGGTTTCCTCTATTAACTTTTCTAGTTTTTGGGGTGGTCAAAGCTCTATGTTTGGGGTGGTCATTATCATGGCTTCCACGCGGTCTCTCTGGTGACTTAAATAAATATTTTGATCCGTCAAAACGATATTCCCCAGATAATTTTCCATGGCGCATCATCATACGGATAGCATTTGGTGATTTGTCTACCTTATTTGCGTATTCCCCTCTTGTGAGAGTGTACTGATCTAGTTCTTGTTGACCCTTTAATTTTGTCATTGTTACCTTTGCAACGGAAACGGGGTGGTTAATGTTTCTGCACGCTGATAGCAATATATCACTCCTGCTAAAAATACTAAAGTGGAGATCAACCAACTCAACCATCTCACCTCTTTTAATAATACTAAAAGGGAGTAGGGTTGGTGGTGGTCTTGAAAGCTGCTGATTTATCTGAGTTGCCCGATCAATCATTCTTTTCAATGAGCTCAAAGAAGTGATCAAGGGTTATAATAGCAAGTGCGGGTTCTCTATTTTTCTTAATACATAACAATGGTTCACGGTGATTGTGCCGTTTTGCTTGCTTAAAGTTTTTATAAAGCCCTATGTGTTGTTCAGCATTTTTGCACTCCACAGAATATGCAAAGGCCCGCTTTGCAGTAAGAGATAGTAATTTCACATCTTCACCGTTCTCCCCTGTGTTGCTAGTTCTGATATCTGCATTGGTTAAATTAAATAGTTTTATAATTTTGTCTTTAACAATATTTTGAAGATACCTACCTTTCGCTTTTCGACTATTATTATTCATTATAAGTTTATTGTCCTCTTAGCCCGCTTTGGTGGGTTTTCTTGAAGCGTCTCTCCATCAAAAGATTCAACAATTTCTAAAGGTGATCTAATTCCTCTATCAATAATCTTTTGGCATTGCTTAACTTTACCCAAAGCATCAATATAGCTTTTTTCAATTAGTTCGATTTCTCCACTCATAACTTTTTGATACATTTCATCTACATTTTTATCTTTAAACTTTAGATCCCTATAATGTATTTTCGTATTGCTGGCCGTGTCTATTCTATGTTGAATAAGAAATTTAAATTTTTTAATTTCTTCCGGCTTCTGTTTTAGAGCTTCCTTATAACTATTTTCTTCATCTCCTATCTCTCTGTAAATACTCCAATAGTTTAAATAGATAACTTCAATTTGTTTCGGTGTTAGATCTTTGTAACTCTTTCCAGGTATTGGGCATTTGGTATCATCTAAAATATAGAACCTCTGCTTAAATCCATTGATGCTAATCTGTCTGGTGTTGTCTCCATTATTCCAAGGTGTAGCATTAGCGGATAAAAATTTATAGATAGCGTCATCTCCAAAACTACCCCAATTGAATTGCTTGGTTTCGTCTTTATCTTTAGTGTGCAATTCATTATTCAGCCAATCAAATGTTGCAAGTCCACACCAAGTATTTAAAAATATCTTTTTCCCATAACCATCGGTTCTTGATAGATCAAACTCTAATTTCTTTTGTACTGGGTGTTTGCTTTGTTCTACTAGCTCTTTTAAATCATTTGTTTCTGGAGCTCTCTTTTTAAATATAGTTGGATCTGTAATCTTAACTTCATTCTTAAAATGGTGTAGTAGAGCTGCTGCTCCTGCATCACTATCTACAAATTTCCAAGCTATATCAAAAAACCCCTCATCAGTTTTTTGTATAATATCCTGCTCCGTTTTTGATATGTTACAGAAGAAGTATCTTCTTCCTCCTTGTGGAGCTCCAACAACTCTTTCATCATTGGATAATATTAATATGTTCGTGAGGTTGGGTAATTTAACCATCGGTTTATTCTTAAAGTTGCAAGAATAGACATCATCAGCCACGAAGTTTTTAAGTGTATTAGTTCCCTCTTGTTTGCTTTTAAAATCCCCTAGAGAAACCTCATTTAACACCAAAAGCTGCGTCCCAATCAATAGAGTATTGTGGGTATTGGTTAAGTGCTTGTAGTTAGCATTTTCATTAACATTATCTGCACCTAATATTCTTGAACACACTCTGGCTAATAATCCCTTACCAACTCCCTCTACTACTGACACAAGGACAACGGCCCATTTCATTTTTTCACCCGGCTGCTGAACCATGAACGCCAACCATTGTTCAATAATTTTCCACTTGTCCTCACCAATCAGCCAGATAAAGAATTCTATTATGAATTTAACATCTCCTTTTATTGGAGTTAAATAATTGGGTACATAAATATTTAAAACTACCCCTTTATTTATAAGTGGCACCATTCCAGGTCTAGTAATGTTTAATAATCCAGGTGGGTGTGCTGCACTTGTTATAAATGTTTCTGCTTTAAAAAATCCCTTTTTAGATAAAAGTTTATTAGTTAAAGATCCTTTTTCTATAAACACCTCATGCTTATGAAAGTTGTTTAGTTGTTTATCTTGATAGAACTCTGCTGATCCCACTTTATTAAACATATCATTCGCCATAACATAACAATAACTCTTTGTGATTGTTTCAAGGTTAAGAGCATTGTTGAAGCTATTGCCCTCTAATATCTTAGTATCTCCAGGATTAGGAATATTTAATCTTGTGTCTCTTCTAGCGTAATCTATCTGTGTTTGATAACTTCCAGGATAAGTATAATCCAAGCCTCTTTTATCTTCATGTACTTCTTTTATAAGTTTTAGTATTTCATTGTCCCCGTAACCTTGCTTAATTGCTTTTGCTATAACAACCTGGATCCAACTGTGATACTTACCTCCCATTTTTGGGTGCTGCTTTATTGTCTTATTTTTTATCTGTGAAAGTATCTCTAGTTTAGTTAAACCATCATCATCTCCATCAATGCTATTATTATTGGCTGCAGTTTTTGCTTCTGGTTTTGGTAGCTCAATTTTTATTTCAGCAGCGTTAACGATATTATCAACAATCGATAGTTCAAACTCATCTAGTCCTCCAGTAATAATTTTTTTTTCATTGAATGACCTTATAAAATCATTGCCTACACCTTTCATAAAAGGCAGCATTATTCCATTACCCGTATCTGTTGGTTTTAATTTAGCTTGCTTAGGAAAACACTCAGTATCTTGTGGTAGCCCTAACTTGTGCAGGTAAGTGTGTAGAATATCTATTACTAATTCTGCATCTGTCCACTCACTAAAAAATATATATAGATGTAATCCTTTTGATTTTGAGAAGCATGGTACGAGTGGTAATTTTAATTCCTGTACCTTTTTAAGTAGATCAATTTTAATATCATCATTGTTATAAACTTCTCCATCAATATCTATTGCAGCCCAAATACATTTACTGTCTGATTTTCTTATTGGTGGTAGAACAATGCCTTTAATTCCTGTGTTCCCATATCCATCTGTTAATGGGGTTCCATGTAGATGGCTTTCTATGCAAGCCTCAAGGCTCAGGAAAAATTCCTTTTTAACTCCCCATCTTTTGCCGCCATTTTTTTTGATTGTTACTTGATTTGGATCTGCCAGATAGAATTGATCTGATCCATTAAATCTGATTTTATATAGTCTTGCGTTGTCTATTTGTGTCGTTTTCATTAGTTTTTCCACTTTTAGTTAGATTGATTTGTCTCTGACCCACACTTATTAACCATTCAATAGTCTGCGATAGACTTGCCCTGATTGGTAAAATTCTCTGTATTTCTTTGAGCTCTTTAAAGCTGTCTTTCTGTATCGATACTGTGTGATATTTAGATATCATTTTTGTTTTCTCTCCCTCTTGATTTGTTTTAGTAGTTGTTCGTATATGTTCTTCGTTCCATCATAAGCAGGACAAATATGATCTACGAAATAATTTGTTGTTAAAATTCCTATGGTGTCTGCAATACTTAGTTTTTTACTTTTCCTGCCATCTAGTGCTGCATAAACTTCTCTGATTGATTGGATATGCTCCTGGCATTGGACAATACTTTTGTGATCCCAAATATTAAGTGAAATAGATTTCCAATTAACTTTCCTATCTTTAGGCGGGTTATTGTGCCCAATCATCTTATTCATTTAATTGATCTCCTCTGCACATGGGGATCTCTCTGTAATAACTTTCCTTAATCTTAAGATCTCGTCATTCTTCTCCACAATTTTAGCTCTCCATTGTTCTATTGTGTTTGCTCTGTTCTCAATCTCTGTGTTTAAGTTTTCTATATGGAGTGATAGTTTTGCTGTTGTGTCTGTTAATTTTTCAACAGATGAAACCATTTGTTCCAACATAAATTTAAGTTCGTATTTATTCATTACTTAAACTCTCCAAGTAGACCTGCTAAACCAGCAAACTTATTTTTCCTTTTTGCATCTTCACTGTCTTCAACTATTTTTCTAAAGTTAGCAGCAAGCCTCTCACTCTCTGGATCTGGAGTAGGTGCTATGTATGGTGTGTAGTTATTAAATTTTACTTCTGGGTAGGGTGTAATGGGTTTAATTTTTTTCTTACTTACTCTTAATCCATTTTTATCGAATATATTTTCGAATAGCTTTTCTGGTATTTTTTTCTTCTTAATGATTGCTTTATCATATCTGCCATCGCCTCCTGTCATCTGTCTTGATTTTTCCATATTATAAGCAAGTCTAGCTACTTGTTCTGGTGTCGCTTCATTTGGATATTGTTGGGATTTTTTATATGCTGCTTCATTGGCTGCAACTGCCTTTTGAAATACGCCTCTGCTGTCGGGTTGAACTGCTAACTTCTCTAGCTGTTTTTGTCCCGCAATTCTTTCAGCTCTAGTTGGTACTGTTGGATCTGGAGTTGCACCACCTATATAACCTGGGACAGGTGTTGATGAATTTCTGATAGCTTTAACAAATAGATCTTCCTCTTTAAGATCGGGGCCATCTTCATATTTATTTAATGTTTTAAGAAGTGTTTTACTGTCCATCAATCTTTTCTCCCGAAAGTCATTTTTAAAAGATTAGAAACTGCAGCTCTTTCAGATTCAGTTAGTTCAGCTAGTGTTTTTCCTGGTGTGAATAATGATGCTAGATCTAATTCTTTTACTTGGGGTTTTTTGTAATCGGAAAACTTTATAACTTTACCCCCGGCCTCCATGGGCATTCTAATTAATTTAATAAAGTCATCTTCTGTTTTGCCTGGATTACTCTCTAAGAATTTATCTAAAGCTTCTCCGTATTTCATGTCCATAAAATCAGATAAATCTCGTTCTTCTGCGGCTGATTCCGATGCTAATTGAATGAAATTACTCATATCAAGTGGAGCTTCATTCGGCCCGCCACTAGGTAAGATTTTTTCGATGTTGTTGTATCTGCTTTTCTCTGTTGTTTTTGCCATATCTGCCTTTTATTTATGTGTTATGTCTGGTCGAAGAGTTTCGATTAACAAAAGCAACTAAATGTAAGTCGCGTTGCTCTCTTGGTTTATTTTTTAATTTGTTATTATTTAGCCACTCAAGAAATATGATTGGATCGTACAATGCTTTTTTACCGATCAACCTTAGCCCCATATTCCAACAAGGATCATCTGAAACTTTCTTCCAATCTAAGTAGGGTAGAGCTGATCCAGATTGTTTATGATGTAACTTCCTCCACTGTGTTTTCCAGAAATCTAATTCTGAAATACTTATCTGGAGTTCCTTTAATAGGTTCTCTGTTGTTAATAGTTTGCTAGTGAAATGATAATTAAGCATATCCAAACTCTTGTAGCCATTTTCGGTTAAAAAAAAGGAGATACTTATTATTTAGTTGTTAGGATTTACGAACCCTTTTGATGGTATTTTTTAGAGATCCAAGGCCCATCGTCTTATTGGTCTTAATTTTAGCTAAATAGGTTTTGTATTCTTTGGGCGAATATATTTTTAATGTTGGAAACTTCTCTATTATTTTTCTTATATGATTTTTATAAAAGTTTATTTTAGCATCTTTAATATTTCCATCTGGCCCATCATCGGTTGCTGCACCTAAGATATTTTCTAAAAGATAATCTGCTCTATCTTTATAGTGTTCTCGCATTAGATCTTTAAATCCTTTTTGTTTTGAAAACATTAACCAAGCAGCTCTTGGTGTTAGGTTAAATCTCTTTTTGAGTTGTATAACCTTGTATGCGATAATAAATTTAACAAAGAATGAAATCTTTGGTTGTCCCTGCTTGCCCATAGGTTAGAGTTATAACATTCCTGGCAAATATAACCAGATCTCTGATCTATAATTATTGGATATGGAGTATTCTTTTTTTCCTCACAGTTCAGACAACAGGGCCCTTTAATCATGAAGCTTTCCTTTTCTTAACAAAAGTAAACACCTTTGAAACTTTAGAAGCCCAAGCTCTCCTAGTTTCAATATTTGGTTTATTGTAAGATCTATCAATCTGGCCTAGATCTACATGTCTTGATGTTTCAGCAGTAATATCGGCTCTGCCTCCATGAACCTCTTGAGATAAAGTTATATAACTCTTCCTCAATACTTTGGGTGCATAGATAAGATTTGGATTTTCTGCTTTGTATCTCATTAACCCTCTTAACCTAGGAGTGTAAGTTTCGTCTGTTCTTAAATGAGACTTGTGAGATTGTTTGTGCTCCTTACTAAAATATTTAGCAGCACTCGATTTTGTTGTGCCAAATAACCAAGGGTGATCTTTCATTTTGTAATATTCTAAGCCAGATCTTTCTCCTAAACTTAAAATATTTCGAAACAATATCTCTAGCTCTGGTGTAATAGGCTGCACTTTATTTAGTTTTCTATTTTTGGAAATACCTTTTGGAACTACATAAGTCATCTTCTCCCAATTTATGTATTCTTTTTTATACTTCATGGCCTCTGCTTTTCTTATACTTGTGAGTAATAAGAATTGATGCAACTCTGCTGCCCAAGGAAATTCTTCAGATAGCTCTTCACAACTCTCCCAGAATATATTCAGGATTTTAAAATCTTCTGGATTATCTGCATTATATGCAACATCTTTATAAGGATCTGATTTCTTCAATTCCTTTTTGATATAAACAGTTTTCAAAGATATAGGGCATGCACTTGGATTTGTTCCAAGCCAACCTTTTTTTCGAGCCCAAATCCATAATGATATAAACACCTTTAAATAGTTTTCTTTAATTGTCTCAGAAGATACATCACCTAACCAATGCTCCAGATCTCCAGGTTTTAAATCTTCTATTAAACTCTTACCTAGATCCGTATCATAAATTGCTTTGTTTTTAGAAGCGGTGATAGTGTAAGTCTGCTTCTTTCTTCTGTTGTAATAATGTCTATCTTTTTTTA